AAAAATGCCTTTAGTAGATATATACAAGGGTAATGTTGGCAGTCGTGTACTAGATGAAATGTTAGCTCTGGCTGATACTGCTGGTAAATTTAATAGTCTAGTTGATAATTTAAGACTTGCTACAACACCTGTTAAGAGACTAATAAGTCAAGCTGACTCAAATAATCCTATACTTGGTAAGCTACCTGATGAACAAGCTGCAGCCAGTCAAACAAAAACTATTTTTGGTGAAAGAAAAGTTGCCAAAGCTGGTGCAGATATAGCCATACTGTCAAATAACAAGGCTGGGTGGAAAGAATTTTTTGATCAAATAGATGCTATAGCTGACGATCCAAAGAATCCTAAACAAGCATTAGCTAATGCCTTACGTATAAGTTATTACACTGGACCTAGAGCAGGACTTGTTGCAGGCTTACAAGGGTCGGAGTATTTGGTAGATAGAGGAGCAATATATGTACTACCACAAACTAAAACAGTAGGTGCAGAAGTTGATGAAGAAACTAGAAAGGGAGCTAGTAAAGGTGAGACGGGGTTTAGAGGAAAAGCCATACCCTATACTGTTCCTTTAGGTGAAAATGCTCACGCCTATCTACAACAACAATTAAAAATTAATGCCAATGATCCTGATATTGTAAAGTATCTTACCGAACAAAAAAAGCTTGGTAAAGCACCTATATTTGTACAAAAAACAATAGGTAAGAATGGTAAAGTAAAAGTATCTACGATAGATACTACTGGAATGTCCAATCTGCTGTCTGATATAAAAACAAGCACTCCTATAATTATTGATAATACATCGGGTGCTGAATACAGTAGTTTAAACCCTGTTGAAAAAGGAAAAACTGGTAAATTTGGTGCCGCTTTAACGAGAAACTTACATGGAACAATTGGTGTAAGACAACTTAATATTGCTGATCCTCTTATAGATTTTTTACATGGAAGAAGTGAAACTTCTGGCACAGAAGGTCAAGGTCAAACAAAAAAATTAGGATACGCAAAAAGACCTAGAGGAGAGTTTAGTCAAGGTGAAAGAGACGGGCAACAGCGTATTGGTAACTGGATAAATGAGGTACAGGGAAAGTCTGCAGGGGAAATATCAGACGTACAAAATCGTGTTACAAAAACAACCTATGCACTAGAAGGTTTCTTTGATCCAGTAGAAAAAACTGCTGAGACAACAACAACTGCTACAAACGACAAATCAAATATTATACAAAAGCTTTTAAATGGTGAGGTAAACATTTCTGACCAAATGAAAGCTTGGAGAGAAAAGAAGAGAGCAAACAAAACTGGTGGTGGTGGTAAATTAAATGCAGGTATAATAGGGGGTGTTTCTATTATATCAGGGTTAATGTCTGGGGATGCTGAAGCTGCAGCAGATACTGGAACAGGTATGATTGCTGAAGAAATGTTAGAAAAGGGAACTATAGAAGCCCTCAAGAAAGCAGGGCTTGCAGCAAGAAACGCTAATCCATTAGGTTTAGGTTTAACAATAGCGGCTTCAAGTGTGTCCACTATTGGAGAACAGTCATTTGAAAAAGAAAACAGGCTTGCACAACAATTAGGCGTTAATAGAAATGATATCTTAAAACTGCCTGATAATGAAAAAGAAAAATTGTTTAAGCTATTTAGAGATAATAAAAGAAACCAATTAGCAAAAGAACAAGAAAAAGATTCACTAGGTGAGCAAATGAGAAATTTGTCAACCACGCCTACCGTTTCTGATGAAACCTCATTTCCTGCTGGTATGAGAATGTTAGACAATGGTAATACATCAACTGACCGATCAGGTCAAATTTAGGAGATAACTATGCCAGATAATAACTATAACTACGGGCCTTCATATATAATGAACGCTGATAAAACATCTTACAATGCACCAGACGCACCATTGACTCGTGAAGGTAAAGACTTCGACACATCTAACAGTCAGATAACTGAACTAAACGCTATGACTCCAAAAGTACAGTCTAAGCCAACAGTTGAAGCGTCTCTTTTTAAGATGGCTGACGAAAAAAACTACTTCTAAAAAGGTAAATCATGGAAGATCAGGTTGTACAACCAGAATCCGATGAAGCTATTGATGTAGTTAATCCCGAAGAGTATATGCCGGGATTAGCAAGCTACATTAAAGGTAAATTTGATGATTCAGAAAAAGGAAGATTCTCTCACGAGCAACGGTGGCTGCAAGCGTATAAGAATTTTCGTGGCATATATGATTCTACTACTCAGTACCGTGACTCAGAAAGATCAAAAGTTTTTATTAAGATAACAAAGACTAAAGTTCTTGCTGCATACGGTCAGATAATAGATATACTATTTGCTAACAAAAAATTCCCTATTGTTGTAGAGCCTACACCAGTGCCAGAAGGAGTTGCAGAATTTGCACACTTAAAAACTCCTGTTGATGCAGCTGTAGAACAACCTGCTGCTGATCCCTACGGTTACGAAGGAGATGGTAAGGAACTTCCTCCCGGAGCTACTGCAGCTGAAGAACCTAAAGATTATCTAGGGGCTTACAGTAAAGATTTTGCAGATGCTCCTGTAGTAAGAGGGCCTTCTAAGGTAGGAGAACCTCAAATATCTCCTGCACAAAAGTCAGCCTTAATGTGTGAAAAACAAATCCATGACCAGCTTCTTGACACTAATGCTACTACCATAATACGTAAAGCTATATTTGAAGCTTCAATGTTAGGTACAGGAGTAGTTAAAGGGCCTCTTAATATGTATAAAAGAATACATAAGTGGGGCAGAAATGAGCAAGGGGAAAGAGAATACCAACCAGATGAAAAGGTTGCACCTCGATTAGAGCATGTACCTCTTTGGGACTTTCATCCTGACCCTTCAGCAACAAGCATAGAAGATTGTGAGTACGTTATACAACGTCATCGTATGAATCGACAGCAGTTGCGATCTTTAATACTTATGCCACATTTTAACGCTGAGACAATTACCAACGTGTTAAACATAGGACCTAATTACGAAGATAAATACTATGAAGATACAATTAGGGATGACGAGACGCAAGCTAACTACCAAGAAAATAGATATGAAGTCCTAGAATACTGGGGAGTTATTGATTCTAAGTTTGCTGAAGAAATAGGCATGACAGATGTAACAACTGTTGATGATTACTCTCAGTTGCAAATTAACGCTTGGATATGTAATGGTCAAGTATTAAGGTGTGTTTTAAATCCTTTAACTCCTTTAAGAATACCTTACTTTGTTATTCCGTATGAGACTAACCCCTATCAATTGTGGGGCGTAGGTATTGCAGAAAACATGGAAGATGCACAATTACTTATGAATGGTCACGTAAGAATGGCTATTGATAACTTAGCACTTGCAGGTAACTTAGTCTTTGACGTTGATGAAGCTAGCTTAGTTCCCGGACAGAACATGGACATCTTTCCCGGTAAGATATTCCGAAGACAGTCTGGAGTAACAGGAACTGCTATTAACGGTCTTAAGTTTCCTAACACTGCAGGTGAAAACTTACAGATGTATCAAATATCTAGGCAGCTTGCCGATGAAGAGACAGGCATACCTTCTATTATGCACGGTCAAACTGGGGTAAATGGCACGGGGAGAACTGCGGCAGGTTTATCTATGTTAATGGGAGGTGCAAACCTTTCTATGAAGACTGTCATAAAGAACATAGATGATTATTTGTTAAAGCCACTGGGAGAGTCTTACTTTCAATGGAATATGCAGTTTAATGAAGACATGGATGATGTAAAAGGTGACCTAGAGATAAAACCTCGTGGTGTTGCTGCTATTATGCAAAAAGAAGTACGTAGCCAAAGACTAATAGGCTTATTACAGACTGTAGCTAACCCTATGCTTGCACCATTCATAAAAATACCTAACCTTATACGTGAACTGGCTATATCTCAAGATATTGACCCAGAAAGTTTAGTAAATGATGTAAATGAAGCTCAAATTTATGCAGAGATGTTGAAAGGTATGCAAGCTAATGCTGAACAAAGACCAAGCCAGAATGATAGCCCCCCTAGTCAACAATCCCCAAATGTGGGAGGGGCTGGAGGAGTACCTCAACAGTCTCAAGATAATAGTGGTGCAAGCACTGACGGTAGCACAATCGGAGTCGGAGATGCGACAGCTGCAGGGGAAGCTGGTTTTACTGGAAATACTCCTCAAAATGAAATCTAATCAAGAAGCAGTACGGAAGAATAGCTAATGGCATACATAGATAGATACGGTGTTAGACAAGAAGGTACAGGTGGGTTTGTTGACTATTACAGTGGTCAACCTGCCTTTGTAGGAACACCGGGAGATGGTTCAACTGATCCTGTAGTTCCCATAGTAGAAAATCCTGTTGATCCTAGATACATGCTTAAACCAACAGAATCAAACGTTGAAACAGGACCTTCTGAGGAAGAACAGTATAATACTACGGTTGGTCTTAACGGAATAATGACGGGTAACGTTGATTACAACCTTATTGAATACGAAACTTACGATGATTATTTACAAAGTACACCTTATAGTATGGATAGATCAGGAGGATTTAGTACTGTTAACTTTGGAGAAACTGATAGGGGTATAGCAAAAGGATTTGCAGCTGTAGAAACTTTAGTGGGTGTATTACCTGTGGTTGGGCCTATTATTGATCAATTTAATACTAAGGCTGTTAATAGCCCAATAAAACAAGTACGATTTTCTCAACAAAAAGGAATTGGTAATTTTGCTACCACTTACAATTTAATTGATGAGTATGAAGGTTTAAATCAAATAAAAAATGATAAGGCAAACTTTCTGAGCAGGGACCCTATGGATGGATTCTATGACACGGGCTACGCATTTACAACAGGCAACAAAACAGGGTACAGATTAAAAAACAGTAGTCTTTATAGGGGGCTTCCTAGTGGCATGACTCAAGCTGCAGCTAAAGATATTGAAGCTTTACAACAAGGATTTAATCCTTACAGTTATGACCCAAACAGTGACAGCAATGAAACAATTGTTAACGCTGATGCTCCTGATGGAACATTAAAGGGGGGTTACACTTTAGATGGAAAATTTTATAGTCCGGGAACTGGTGTTGCTGCGTATGGTTGGATGGATGACTTTACAAACATGGCACGAAACAATTTTGCATCAGGTAATTTAACTAAAGTAGAATCAGAAAAGTTAGCAAGAGGTTGGTTAGAATCATCTAGAACTAGAGACTTTAAAAACGCAAAAGAAAAATTAGATCATTTAAACGCTTGGAAAAACAGAGCAGTAAAAGAAGGTGCGATGACACCAAAACAAAAATCAGAAGCTAAGAGGAACAAATTCAAAATAACAAAGAAAAAGGTAGTTTCTGAAGGAAACAAACCTGTCTCCCAAGAGAAAAAAGAAGAAAAATTTAGACAAGAAAACCAACAGACAGCTGCCCAAAACAAAACTGCCGCAACTAGAGGTGTATCAACAACAATAACTTACGAAGATGATAATAATGATGATTTTGATAGTGGTGGTGTAGGTCAAGGTGGGGATTCCTACGGTGGGTTAGATTTTGCAGAGGGTGGTCAAGTTGGAATGGCTGAAGGAGATGAAGTTGCTCCTCAAATGCAAGAAGGAACTATGGTCGAACCAAGTATTGAAGGTCAAGATGATGGTGATATGGTATTGTCTGCAAATGAGCTACTAGAGGGAGAACCAGAGTCAGGGTTTATACGTAAACCAGCTAGTGAAACAACAGACGAAGAAGGTGTAACTGATAACAACCCAACATTAGCCCCTAATGAAAAGAATCCTAGAGGTGCAGCTATTGTCATAAACAAACAAGCTGTGGATCAGATGGGCGAACAAGATGCTGTAAAGATGATAGAAGAAGCTAGGGCATACTTAAGATCAAAAGGTGGTGAAGAATCTAACCTAGATGAAAATAACCCTGAAGGTATGTCTGAAATTATTACAGCAGATGGTGAGATAATGATACAACCTGAAGAAGCTGATGTCATAGGTAGGAAAAGGCTACTTGCTTTAAATGAAAGAGGTAAGGGAGCTACTAGGGCAGTAAAAAAAAAAGTCAAGCCTAAGCAAGGGGGTTTTATAACAGCAAACGAAGGCTTAGAAGTAAGTTCAGTTGACCCTGATAGATTTAGCAAAGTGTGGAATGAGTATAAACCTTTGATTAGAGGGGGTACACAAACACAGAACAATAACAAATCTAGGGATAAAGCCCAGAGACTTCTTAAACAATTTACAGATCAAGAGTTACTAGCGTTTGTTATGCTCTCAGAGGGTAGCACATTAGGAGATGAAGGAGCAGAAGGTATTGCTCACATAATATTAAATAGAATAAACTCAGAAGAAAAAGATTTTAGTGAAGTAAAAGATGTGTATAGTGCGATAACGAAAAGACAAAAAGGTAAAGAAGGAAACAAGATTTTTCAATTTCAAGGTCTAGAACCTACACCTCTTAAAAAGTATCTAAGACTTCTTAATGAAAAAGACCCTGCAACTACTAAAAAATATAATAGCTATGTAAATATAGCTGATGAAGTTATAGCAGGGGCAAGAGAAGATTTTACAAACAACAGTACATTTTTTTGGGACCCTAGAAATTCAACAGACCCTTTTATGTTAAAATCCGTAAAATCAGGTAGCTTAATAGCTCAAGGCAGTACAAAAGTAGGGAATTTCTTACACCAGTATTTAAAAATGGCAGGTGAAAATAAACAATCAACTATGCCTAATGAAAAAGAAATAATAAGAGAAGGTCAATACACTGCAATGACAGAGAATTATATGAATAGGGTAAATAAAAATCAACCTACCCCTAATCTTAACGCACAATCACAAGGTGGTGGTTTTATAAGCCGATACAATGATAATCGTGCTAAACCACTTGTGGCATTGAATTAGTCAGCTACCCAGTACTATCTGGCCCTGACATCCGAAGCAGCTACCCGCAGCCATGTGGCACTGCAATAAATGAGGTAATAATAATGGCAAAAAAAGTAACTGGCTCACGAGCCAACAAACCCAATGATTCTTTTGGAGTAGTAAATAATCCTAATCTTTATAAAAACAAGTACCGAGAGGAAGTTGATAAAGAAGACGAGGATGATCAAGTAGAAGTAGAAGCTCAAGACCCTACTGAAGAAGTAGCCACTCAAGAAGAGCAACTAGCTAACCAAAATAGTTTTGTAGAGACTCCCCAAAAAGAAAGTATCGATTTTAAAAAGAGATATGACGATTTGAAGAGACATTACGATTCTAAGTTACAAGAATGGAAAGGCGAAAAGCAAGATATGGTTTCACAACTTACTGCTGTTCAAAATTCCGAAGCTGACGTACAACAAAATAATTCTAATTTAGATCAATTTAAAAATCAATATCCAGATGTATACAATGCTATTGATAAAATATCTGAATCAAAATCAGAATTAAGAGTCAAAAAACTTGAAGAAGATTTGTTAATCTTAAAAGAAAAAGAAGTACAACTTGAAAAAGATAAAGCTTACCAAGAACTTCTTAGACTACAGCCTAAATTTAACACTTTAAAAGAGAGTGATGAGTTTACAGGCTGGCTAGATGACCAACCTAAATCTATCTCTGATGGTATTTACAATAATAATGTGGATGCAAAATGGGCTAGTAGGGTTGTTGATTTGTACAACGCTGACATTGGCACTACACCATCTAAAAAATCTACTATTAATAAAACTCAAGACGCTGCAATGTCTGTATCAAAAACAAACGCTACACAAGTTGCAACATCTAAGCAAAATGGAAAGATTTGGAAGATGTCAGAGATCGCCAGACTGAAATCGTGGGAGTTTGAAAAACTGGAAACAGAAATAGACTTAGCACGATCAGAAGGGCGAATAACCCAATAACTAACCTCAAATAGAGGAAGGATACTATAATGGCTTTTACTACAAGTTCAGGGTATGGAAACTTACCGTCAGGTAACTTTGCACCCGAAATTTTTAGCCAAAAAGTTCTTAAGTTCTTCCGTAGAGCTTCGGTGGCAGAAGATATTACTAATACCGACTATACTGGCGAAATCGAGAACTTTGGCGATACTGTCAAAATAATGAAAGAACCAACACTCACTGTTACTCCGTATCAGAGAGGTTCTGTCGTTAACCCTCAAGACTTAACCG